TTACACGCTCGTCTTCTTGCCGGGTGCGAGGATTAACGCCTTGGAATGCTCTGTTTTCCATCAGTTTTCACCGCTTGGGAGAGATGACATCAAGCCCCTCGAGCGGCTTCCACCAGACATCAACCCACCTTCAGGCTTCTTGGGGGGCTTTGCCGTTCTGGCCTCCAGCCGAGCCACCTCTTTCTGCACAAGCTCCATCGCATGGTCATAGCTTTTGGCGACTTTACCGCCGACGCCCGACATGATTTTGCCCTTGAACGTCGGGTCATATGCCATGAACACCAGATCTGGCTTGCCTTTGTTCCACCGCTTGCTCGACTTCATGAAGGCATCGGCAGCTTCGTCACCCATATCGGCGCGGAGTATTTTTTCGTCGAACGGTATTCTGGCAACCGGCTTGAATCCGGCTTTGCCGTATATCTGCGGCAGAACCGTGTCAAACCCGTTCAGCCACCGCCCGCCGGAATGCACCGCCTGGTTTATCGCGGCGCTTGCCCAACCACGGTTAGGTCCGAGATTGGTATTGAACACACTGACGATCTCACCGTCTGGAGAAATGCCAAACCCTGACGTTTTGTCGTCACTCAGGTGAAGCTTGTGGCCCTTGTAGCCATTCCTGTTGTAAATATCGACCGATGGCCCATGCCCGGCGCGAGACGTCTGCGCAGCCTTTCCAGCGTTGATAAACTCGTCCACCGACGCCGGATCTTTGCCCATTTCATAGATGTTTGGTGTTTTTGCCCCGAGAGGCTCCAGAGCTTTAGTAAATTCAGGATTCGGCTCAAGCAGCCGACCCTGACCTTCACCTACCCTACTTCGTCCACGATGTCCTGCAGCGTAACTGTAGGGTTGCCTGCTGCTCTCGTATCCTCCAGCAGGCCCATCAACCATTCGAAATGGGGAAGTTCTCTCAACTTCTTGTCTTGTTCTGTAGAGTTGCTCGAGGCGCCCTGAGACGCGCTCTCCTGCGGCAGGGTCGGCGTGTTTCCTGAGGTCAGCCCCAGGCCCTCCGACACTTCGTCCTGCGTACGCATCTTGTAGCCTTCCTTCATATCCAACGTCTTGTAAAGATTTACCATAAATTGGGTCTTGAAGCAATGTTGCAAAATCTGGAACTGCATTCACAACATCGTCGGACAGGCTTTTGGCAACCTCCGTCGTCCGAGGCCCCATAAGCCCGCCTGCAGCCCGCTGTTCATACAAGGCCTTGCCGTAAGACCAACCCATCTCCTGTATTTCTGCTGGAGTAATCGGCACTCCAGAGCGTTCTGATAATAGCTGAGCAGCGCGGCGTGTCTGCGCACTGGTCGCAGTATAGCCTGGGCCAAACCCCGGAAGATCATTACCTGCTTTGGCAAACATATCCTGCGGAACACCACTCAGGTTAGCCATCCACGCATCGTTGGTCACCTGATCCATATCACCGATCAGGTTGGCCATAAAACTATCCACCTTGGGCCCAGACAGCCTGATCCGGCCTAACCGCTCCGGGTCAGCACTCAACGCTCTCACACTGTTGTTTATCCACGCACCAAGCACGCTTTCCATACCTTTGCCGCCCTGCACATTCTGACCCATAATAGCCTTGATCGCTTCAGGATCACGAGGTCTGCCCGCCTGTATCCAGCCTTTCCACACAGCTGTTGCGTTTTGCAGGTTGCTTTCGACCGAGGTTTGGGGACTGAGCGCGGCCAACAGTGCGGTGAATTGTTCTGCATCGTCTTCAAACACGGTATCAATGGCCTTCGCCGATTGCTTGTACCATCCTTTCTTCGCCTGCCCCCCCGCTGCTGCGGCCACAAGCTCCTCCGGGTCAACTCCGGCGCTAACCCGCCCATATTGCCCGACGTTGCTCTTGGTAATCCGGCCTGCCTCCTCGGCGGTCAGGAACGGCAAATCTTCGATCATACCCGGATGTTCCGCAGCCAAGGCGCCAAGCCTCATTGAATTAGCCTCATCAAGTTGACCGCCGCCCCAGAGGTTATAAATATCCGGCATGGGAGGCCCGACGTTATCACCAATACCCGGGATCGACACCGCGCCCGCCATATCGTCTCGGAACGCGCCCCCGCCGGGGAATTTGTTCATCAGTCCACCAACACCCCTGCTCAGAATCATGCCGGCAGGAATCATGTCCAGAATACCACCGCCTACCTGCAGTCCGCTCAACGCAAGATTACCATAATCCCCGCGCGTTGCCGCAGCGGACCCTTCGTTCAGACCTTGCTGGACGTTCGCCGGGCCTCCGAAAGGTGTTAGATCCGCAACCCCCATGCCCCACGGCAAATTCGATCGGGGTCCGCCCCAAAATCGCTGTGATCCGGTTTCTGCAGAGCCGGGGTCGCCGCCAAACAATTCCTGCAGCCAGTTGGTCGCCTGTATAGCATGTTCCCTGATGGTCGGGTCCCGGTTTTGCCAAGAATACCCACGAGACCCGTCTTCGGATGCCATAAGGCCCTTGTCCCGCTCGTCCTGCGCCTGTTGCCATCTTTCCATAAGCCCGGCCATCAGCGCCGCCCACTTGCTCTGAGTTCAACCTGCACTCCTTGTGCTTTATCCCAGCTTGCCGCCGCGGGAATTGTAATGCCGGCCCGCATAAACCGGCCATCCGCGCGCACCGGACACGCTCCAGACGAGTTAATCGCGGTTGCCGTCGAGGTTACCTCCGTTGCGCCTTTCAGCGCTCGAGTAACCACATAGCCCGTGGTGTTCTCACTGACATTCTCGACAATCGGCAGCACCGCATTGGCGGATACCCGGCTTCCAGGTTTGGGCTCGTTCTCCGAAGTTTCAAAATTTGCCGCCAGCGCATCGCCTTTAAGCAGGTTCATTTCGGAGTTTCCGGAGCCGTCCTGAATAAAGGCCGAGAGCGTCCGCAGTTTACCCAGCCAAAACGACGAGTCCATATTTGGCGTTACGGTTTCAAGCCCGCTGGGGAACAAGGCATCCAGTTCTTCCAGCGTTGTGGCGTTGGTTTTGTTTTCAACGAGCCGATCAACCGACAGTGAACCGGTAGACCATCTGTTTTCCGCCCATGAATATATGATCTGACGGGTGTATGCGGTTGGATCCGAGGCAGGGTAAAAAGTCCACACAATCGATTGATTGCCCCACGCTATCGCTCCATGAGTGCGAAACCTGTCCGGCTCGGAAACATTGGAAAAGAACCACTCGTTTACCCTTTGAGTGCCGATCGGGCTAACCTGCGCTCCGTCAGTAGCGAAAAATCCGTCATGCGACAAAAAAAACGTCATCCACCCCACAGTGACGATCGACCCTGGCGCAATAGACCCCCGCGCCTCTTCTATCGTGGCAATCTGGAACACGGTTGGCGGCCCCACCGGATCAATCCGGCTTATTGCGCGCTGCTGGAATATCAGCGGATATCTGTCGCCGGTAATTCCGGTAATCTCGCCATATTCAACCTGCATTTCGGCCAATCCGCTTTGCAGCAGACGATCAGTCACCCAGGCGGCCGTAGGATCGTTCTCCGCCGACCACTGAATGCGGGATGGCGCGCTGGCAATGTTCCCCAGCATGTGAAACGTCCCAACACGCCCATTCACCTTTGCAGTCGGCGGAGAACCGGGCAGCGCCGACCAGGTAACATCGCTTTCAATCGTAGTCAGGTATTGCGGAGCGTTATTGGGCGCCGTGGCAATAATCAGCAGGTTGAATTGTGCAAACGTCCACTGCTCCCCATCACCGATTGCAGAGTAGCCTGTGGTTTCCGTCAGGGTTCCGCCAACCAGAACGAACAACTTGGTGGAGGTGCCGCCAACAATGACCGATCTTCCATCGTTCCGGAAAAACTCCCGCGCACCCTGTACCACCTCGTCGATCAGATCTCCTGTGGCTTCAGCCCCCTTGAACGGACTGTACCCACCCGAACTGGGAAAACAGTTATCTGCAATAACGCATCCCGGATTCTTATAGTCGGGGGCATCGGGCAAAAACTCTCCAAATGGAAGCTCAACCACCTGCATCAGAACAGCGTCGGCTTGAGCCGCCCGGTTGTGGTTCTTGACGCGCCTTCTGCAAGCAGCAAATCATCCTGCTCTTTTTCAGCCAAGGCAAACGCTCCGCCAAGTTCCGGATCATGTAGCCATTTAAAAGCAGCACGCCTTGCAGCGCTTACCTCGATAAGTTCCAGGTTTTCATCGAACCACACGGATTCATCACTGTCCGCTGTTGGGAGTATCGGCTTCCAGAACGCTGACACATAAACAGAGTAGACCGATCCTGGCGTTGGCCAGAAGCCGATTTGCCCGGCAAACGTGGTGTAAAAATCCGGTGTTCCGCTTACTGAATTTCCTTCCACCAGCCGCTCAAACTCATCATAGGAAACAAGGGTAAGAGGCCAGTCGATCGCGCCCTGCTCCAGCTTGGCGTAAATAACCTTGATTACATTCTTGAAATCTTCAGTAGACGTGGGCGTGGTTCCGGAAGTTGCATCGCCAAAGCCTGAGCTTGTCGTTAAATCAATCGTTGAATACCACGTAGTGCCGGACACTGTTGCAATCGTTCCACCACGACGTTCCGTAAGCCAGTTCACCCGCCGGTTATATTGCCGGATGGCGTTCTGGATTTCAGCGTCGATCTGATCGTTAAGATCGGTGCGCCCGCGCAGCATGTCCGCCACATTGGCCCGAACCGTCGCCAGCGTTGCCATGAATTATCTCTTCCTTGGCGGTTTCTTGCCAATTCGCTTGCCCACGGCCGGCTTGGCGCCTCTCGACATAGAGCCGATATAGCCCGGCTGTTTGCGTGCCTGCTTTGCGTAGGACTTGAGCCCTGCGGCGCCTCGCGCAACTCGCTTGGGAACTGCTTTCAATGCCATGCATCACCTGTTTGCTTGTGCGCACCGGGGAAGGGGGAAGAAACCTCCCCCGGCTCCGCGCAGTCGTTATTGAGGAGTCGATTTGCTGGTCTTGCCGGTCTTCGGCGTTTCAGAAACCGGCTCTGGCTTGCCATTCTTCTGCATGTCAGTACCCTTTGCCTTTCCGCTTGTTGGTGATCGGCCCTGGATTGCTGTTCTTCTGCATTGTAGCCTCCTATTTTGCTACTGAGGTAAGTTTCGGGTCTTCTTTCTTCTCCAGCGCCACGATCAGGCTTTGCAGGGCCAGTGTGGCCCCCACCGCTTGCTGCATGGTGTTGGCCGCAGCAGCCGCTTGCTCCTGAACGCTGGCGATTTCAGCTTCAAGAAATTCCCGCGTGATTTCCATCAGGCCCACGTCTTGTTGTCGTACACCGGGATATATCCGTCCACGCCATCGATAGTAACACGAATAGCATGGGAAGTGGGGTTGGTACTCATGGCCGACGTGGCCGCTTCGATGGCTTCACCCGAACCAACCGTGCCGTCGAAGGCGCAGAAAACGGGCCATTTCTTGGTGTCCGCATTTCCAAGTCGAATAGCAGCCAGGTTCACGCCGGTGATCGTTGCCGCGGTAACGATCGCGGTGTCGATCAGAACGCCCGACATGGTGCCGCCACCGGTAAAGGCTGCATTCATGCCCACCGTTGCCCTGATAGCGTTGCCCGCGCCGGAAATGGTGCCAGAAGCACCATCCACGGATAGCGAGATATGCCCGCCGTTGATCGTGCCGCCAGTTGCCCCGGTAACATTGTTGAGAACCGAGAAAATACGGGCTGCCTCGCCGGAACCACCGGCTCCCTCAAAATTCATGCGCAGATACATGCCGCGCATATCGCCGGTTGTGTTGGTGCCGGTAAAACGGAACTCCAATGCGCTTACGGCAGTAGCGCCCAAAGCGTGGTGGGCCCCGGAAGCGCCGGATCCCATGATGGTTGCGCCGGTCGCGGTTTGAAAGATCAACTGACCGGCAGGCCAGATATAGTCTGCATTGGCGTCCAGAACGACAGCCTTGGAGGCCGCGCCCGTACCGAGCGTGGTGATATCCAGATAGTTCATTTCCGCAGCAGTAGCAGTTGACGCGA